AAAATATATAGAATATATGAATTTTTTTTCAAATAATAGAGTCGGAATATCAGTTCCAAATATATTTGATATACAAGTATTAAAATATAAAAAAAATTTTTATTACAAATTTCACGTTGATCAATCTGCTCAAAACAATAGACAATGGAGTGGTATTTTTTTTGTAAACGATAATTACAAAGGAGGAGATTTAATTTTTTCAACTCTTTGTGGAACAAGTGAAATTAAAATAGAAAAGAAAAAAAATAGATTAGTAATATGGCCAAGTAACTTTATGTATCCACATACAGTTTTACCAGTTACAGAAGGTATTAGGTATTCAATAGTATCATGGGCACAATAAGAAAAGATTTTAAATATAAATTAGTTAAAAATTTTTTAACTAAAGAAGAGATTCAATTATTAAGTATTTATTGTGAAATTAGACATAGAAGTAATTTTAAAGATTTTGATGAAGTAGAAAATAATGTAGGTGATTCAGTTTTTTACGGAGACCCAATAACAGACTCTTTAATGTTAAAGTATAAAAATAAACTTGAAAAAATAGTAAACAAAAAACTATTACCAACATATTCTTTTTGGAGAATGTATACTAACAATGCAGATCTAAAAAAACATGTTGATAGAGAATCTTGTGAAATAAGTGTTACAGTTAATATTTCAAACGATGGCATAAAGTGGCCTATATTTATGAATAATAAAGCTTTTAATTTATCTCCAGGTGATGCAGCTATTTATTTAGGGTGTGAAGTAGAACATTGGAGAGAGAAATTTAAAGGAGATTATAATGCACAAGTCTTCTTACATTATGTTGACGCATTTGGAAAAAATAAAAACTTATTTATGGATAAAAGAAATTTTTGGGGGGTAGACAATAATGAAATTTAAACAATATAAAAATGGGTCTTGCGATATAATATTTGAAGATAGTGAAGTTGAAATTATTAAGAATAATAAAAAAATGCATTTGTCTGATGAAACTTTAAGACATTTTGGAAATACTCTTGTAAAAATTGTAGCTGATTGGAATATTGTATTAAGAGAAGATCTACAAAAAAAACAGACTGAACCAGATCAAATTATTAGAGGGGAAAAACCAAAAGATGATAGTTGAAAACAATTTTATTTACAATAAAGATTTTGTAAAAATTTTTTACAATATTACTCAAGAACAATTCCCTTGGTATATGTATAAACATTTAGATAGTTTTAAATTAACACATCATCTTGTAAAGAACGTTAATAATGAAAGAATAAGTAGTTCACATGTTCCTAATATTTTAGCACCCATACTTAAAAAGATAGGAGCCTCTAAAATAAATTGGGCTAAACTTGAATGTTGTTTAAAAACAAAAGAGATTGTAGAATACAATTCCTTCGAACCTACAGATGAATCAAATCAAAATTTTATAGGTATATTATTTATGAATACTAATAATAGTTATATACAAATGGTAGGAGGAACCAAAATACAAGCTAAAGAAAACAAATTTGTATGTTTTAAAAAAACTACACCTTACTTTGAAACTTCTCACACAGATGTGGACAAAAAAATTGTCTTAACATTAGAGTATTCTATATAATTATAAGATTTAGTATTATAGAAAACATAGATCAAAAATGATATAATATCGAATGCCTTTAACAAATGTACAAATACAACCAGGATTTAATAAACAAGTAACTCAAACAGGTGCAGAGGGTCAATGGACTGACGGTGACTTTGTTAGGTTTAGGTACGGCCTACCTGAAAAGATTGGTGGTTGGTCACAAATAACTTCTAATACTTTACTAGGTAAGGTAACAACTCAATTAGTATATGCAGATTTAGATGGTAATATCTATGCCGCACTAGGTACAAACAGAACTTTAATAATATTTTATGAAGATGTGTTCTATGATATAACACCTCTGGATGCCGCTATTACCGGTGCTACTTTTACAACAGTAAACACTAGTCCAACAGTGACTGTTAATAAAGCTGCTCACGGATTATCAGTAGGTGATTTATTTACATTTACCTCAGTAACAGTTCCTGTAGGAGCTGGTTATTCAATTTCAGATTTTACTACAAATACTTTTCAAGTAATTACTGCTCCTACTGTAGATACTTTTACAATTACTATGGCATCTAATGCAGGTACTTCAGTTGCTGCAAGTGGAGCTGCAACAATCAACCCATATATAAAACCAGGTCCCCTTACACAAAGCTATGGTTATGGATGGGGTGCTAGTACTTGGGGTGGAGCTTCAGGTGTGCTTGGTACACTCAACGGAAGTTTAGCAGACGATACGGCAGGAACAGGAGGTACAGGTACAAGTATAACTCTTACATCGACTGCTGGTTTTCCAACTTCAGGAACAATAAAAGTTGGAGCAGAATTTATAACCTACACGGGTATATCTACAAATGACTTAACAGGTATTACTAGAGATGCAGGAGGAACTAGATCTGCACACAGTTCAGGAGCTGGTGTTGAGTATTATATTGGATGGGGGAATTCAGCATTATCTTCTACTACACAACTTGATCCTGCAACTTGGTCTCTTGACCACTTTGGACAAAAATTAGTGTGTACAATAAAAAACGGAAAAACCTTTGAGTGGGATCCGTTATCAGTTTCTACAAGTGCTCTTCAAACTAGAGCTTCAGTTATTTCCGGTGCACCAACTAGATCTGTGATGACTCTTGTTTCAGAAAGAGATAGACATTTAATTATATTAGGTACAGAAACTACTATTGGAAATGCTAACACACAAGACAAAATGTTTATAAGATTTTCTGATCAAGAAAATTTATCTGATTATCAACCCACTTCAATAAATACTGCAGGAACTTTTAGAATAGACTCTGGTGTAAAAATAGTTGGTGCAGCTAAAGCAAAAGACTATATTTTAATAGTCACAGATACTTCTGCGTATGTAATGCAATTTGTAGGGCCTCCTTTTACTTTCTCTATAAGACAAGTAGGGAGTAATTGTGGATTAATTGGCCAACACGCATTAAAATATGTTAATGGTAGAATGTGGTGGATGGGTCAAGCTGGTGGTTTTTTTGTGTATGACGGTACAGTAAAATCAGTTCCATGTTTAGTTGAGGATTTTGTATTTACAGATAAAGGAGATAACTTAGGTATAAATTATAACTCTGGAGAGCAAGTTGTTGCAGGGTTAAATCATTTGTATGAAGAATTAATGTGGTTTTACCCTAAAGCAGGTTCTACTGAAAATGATAGAGTTGTGACTTATAACTATACCGAAAACACTTGGACTACCGGCACTTTGGATAGAACAAGTTGGCATGATGCTACCTTGTATAATAATCCTTACGCATCTAAATTTAATACATCTGGTTTGACTACTTTTCCGACTGTTAAAGGAATAACAAATGTGAATGGAGCATCTACATATTACGCTAATGAAATAGGAAATAATGAAGTTGACTTCAACGGTTCAAAAACAGCTATACCAGCATTTATACAATCGGGAGACTTTAATCTAGGTGATGGTGAAGTATTTATGAGTATGCGAAGGTTTATTCCAGATTTTAAATTACTTACAGGTAATTGCCAGATAACTTTAAATTTAAGAAATTATTCTACAAATGCCTCAGCATCCTCGCCTCTCGGACCTTTCACTGTTACAGGTACAACTGATAAGGTAGATACAAGAGCTAGAGCTAGAGCTGCAAATTTAAAAATAGCCAATACTTCAACTGATGAAAATTGGAGGTATGGAACCTTTAGAGCAGATATTCAACCAGATGGTATGAGATAATGGCTAGAGTTGATATTGTTATACCAGAGCCAACTTCAGAATATACTGAAGAAAACCAAAGACAAGTAACTCAGTCTTTACGAACGATGCAAGATAAGTTAAACACTTCTTATCAACAAGAACTTAAAAATGAACAGGATGCTTTTAATTATTTTTTATCATGACAATACGATATAAAAATCAAGGTTTCAAACAAGCTAGCACAGGTAAAACTACAGTATTTACTTGTCCTAGCGATGCAACAGTAATTGTAAAAAGCGTTTATTGTGCTAACAGTGATGCTTCTTCAGCTATTTTAGTAAACATGAATTTAGTGGACTCTTCTGATTCAAGCACAGAGTTTGAATTTTTCAGAGACGATGTACCGGCAAAATCACAAGTTAATGCTGCACCTCAAGGATTAAATTTAGAAGCGGGTGATGCAATTACAGTGCAAGCAGCTACAGGAAGTAATACAATTCAAGGAGCAATAAATTATGCACTAATAGATAGATCTCAAGAAAATGGCTAAAGTTAAATTTACACATTTTATACCAAGAGATAAACCTAAAAAAAGAGGCCCACGAAAACATAAAAAATCTTTAAATAAAAATGAAAAGCGTCAAAAACGAACACGAAGATATAAAGGCCAAGGAA